CCAACAGACCTTAGTATCTCTACTTGATCATCAGGTTCTAACATTTGCATTAATCCATAGACGTAAGCAGCCTCATTAGAGCTAAGAGAGGTTTTACCCTCTCCTCTAGGATCAAGAGAGTCGGCGGTGACACCGTCACGTAGTGCTATTCTAATTTCATCAATAAAAGCAATTCCGCTAGGCGCATTCTCAACATTCTTTTCCAACGCTCTGTAAGTAGCTCGTTTAATCATTTCTCTTTGCTGCTCAGTTAAAACGTCTAAGTTACCAGCTCTTATTTGTGCAAGCTTTTTTGTGTCTTGAACAATATCTTTTAAAACAAAACTTATCTGAGAAAGGTCTAAGCTGTTTGCTATTTGATCCTCTGCATCTTGTAGTTTTCTATTACGGTTTTGCGCCGCTGCTATCTCTACCCTGCGATCAACAGCATCTCGTAGAGCAAATCTGTTTTGCAGCTCAAGGTTTCCAAAACGGCTATTAAACTGCTGTAGAGCGTACCTGTCTTTACCTACTTTTTTAAGCAACTCTCTTTTAAGCTGATCTGTTTCTCTATTCCAAATGGGGTTGTCACCATCAAGAATATTGTTGTAGTCAGGATCTTTTTCTAACTCTTTACGCCTTTCGCGCAAAGCCTCATGTGCATCAAGTAAAGCATCGTTAAGATTATTTTCAGTTTGTATATTGTATCTAGTTTTAGCGTAATCACCTGCTGCTTGCAATGCGGCTTGCATTGGCTTTTGCTTATCCAACTCAGCTTGCGCCATAGCGCTTGGTGACTGTCTAGCCCTAATCTGTCTGCCTGGAGCTTCTCTAGTTACGCTTGCTGTTGCTGTATATACTGGTATCTTCATCAGTCATCACCGCCTATTAAACCTGTTTCATAAGCTGTTTTTGCAGCACCACCAAACCCAGACATAAGCGCAGCAGTACCAGAAGCCCTAGCGCTTGCAGCAGCCATACCGCCCTCCATGCGAGATAGCTCTGCGTTAAGCCTAGCCTCTTCCTGTGCATCACTAATCTGTAAGTTTGCAATTTCGTTGTTAAATTTATTAACGGACTGCTCATAATCAAATTCACGAGCATTCTGCCTAAGAACAGCCATTGGTGTACCTTGACTCATATCAAACCCTGCATATCCTGTGCTTGCTCTAAGTGTACCCTGTACCTGCCCTTCAAATGCGCTTGCAGCTCTTTCGCTATCAATAGCAAACTGTGCATTCATAATACCGCGCTGACGTTCAAACAAATCAATGTCACGCTCTATAATAGATGCGTTAAACTCACCAGCTCGCAGGGCCGCAGCCGCAGCCTTATCTGCTGCCTTTTTGCTGCTAATAGCTCCTACTACCTGTACTCCTGTTGATATAAGCGCTAAAGGATTACACATTACTTAAACTCACTTATCAAATGTATTCATGCGTGGGTAGAACGCAAGAACGGTTAGCGGCAAAGGCTGACCCTGTTTTATATATACACGATCATCGTCATCAAAGCCACCAGGGAACTCGATCTCTTTATCACCAGTAAACATGGGAACAGCAGTATCCATATCCATAGAACTATCCCTAAAAAATATTCTATCGACTTCACCGCTGTCATTACCAACTTCTGCACCCACAGTTTCAAAAAACCTAACAGTTATACCGTGAATACGTTTTGGCTTACCTTGGCTTGTGCCATCTACAGATCCAGACTCAATTCTTAGCGTTTGCATTGTGCTGTCAAATCCATAGCCTACAGCCGCTTTCGTAGAAGAATAATCTAATGTTATTCCACCACCGCTAACGGTTTCATTTGGGTGCGTAGCTCCGTTGCCTAAAACTTGCAACGCTTCGCCCTCTAAATGATATAATCCTGATAATGTTGTTGTAGCGCCTCCGCTATAAGATAAACCGCTATCAACAAAAAATGCTGTTGTTGCATCAGTACCAAAATCAAAAAGTTTAAGCTTTTCAACATATCTTTTTGTAACACTGTTGATGGTGCGCTTTACAGTCATAAACAACTCATCTTCACCTGTGTCAGTAGGAAGTGTTGCAATACTTTCTACTACTGCCTGACCAGACCCGAAACTACCCCCAATAATATGTTTATGCCAGGCAACAACTTCTTCTTCACGGCGATACGTAAGACCAAGAAGCGTACCATCGTTTCTAACGCACCAAACAACGCTATCAGGCTCCTGTTGAAAAGCCATTTGAACTAGGCCACCTTCAGTTACATGCTCTGCTAAGATAGTCATGTCAGGAGCTGAATAGCCGCCTGTATTAACATCACCAACAAACTTAAACTCACGTATTTTTCTTTTGCCGCGCTGGGCAAACAAAGTAACATCTGCAACTTGGACAGGCTCTATTTGTGCCGTGCCATAGTTAGAATACTTGCGAATAAGTGTTGTCGTGGGTGTTACAGGTCCATCGTTTGTTGATGTAAGAACATACTCACCTCCAGATGTACCAACAGTTAAAACTCGTGTTGCTGAGAGAAATCGAATAGCATTCACCTGATTAGACGCAATCGTGTATATCAAAGCATCGTCATCGTTTGTGCCTACCGTAAAATTATCGTAGTCACCGTTTTTGCTAAAAAATAAAGTTTGAGGATTATTGTTTGTGTTTCCAAAAACTAATCTCTGTTCAAAAAAAGACACAACACTAGGTCTATTATTAGCGCCACTTAGTCCAGGGCTAGGAGATCCAGCAATAGAAAGTGTAGCAAATGTCCAAGCATTGTGATCTGTTCTTGTTAATGTACGTATATCATAAGAAGGATGCACAATATACATTGTATCAGCAGACTGAGCAAAACGAAGATCAAACAAATCTGCTTCAGCATATGGTGTAGCAGTTTCGTATATCTCTGTAGCTGTTCCACCCGATGTAAATGTTGTAAAGCTTGTTGTATTTATAGCAACACCAAACAAATCTGTTAGCGTAAATGTATTAGTTGTAGAATTTGCAACGAGATAGTTACGAGTATTAAGCTCTGTCATACCACCAACGCTATCAATATAAACTTCATCACCGTTACTAAAACCATGACTGTTACTAGTTAAAACGCCTGGGTTAGCTTTAGTTATTGCTGTTATTGTTTTTGCAGAACTATTTAAAACTTGTAAATCATTGCGAAAAACACGCATAATTTGATTTCCAAACTCTAATATGTATGTATCCGATGTTTTAAATTGAAATGGTATGAGCCTTGTTTTAACAGAGCTGCTTTTAACCTCACCAAGATATTCTGTGCCTGGCCTACGTGTTACACCACCATGAGGCATAACAACCATGTTTGTAAGCTCTGATAATCCCTCACGATACTTTTCTATATTTGTGCGACCTTCAAGCCTTGGGCTTATTTCACCTGCTGTAAAAGAGCTAAACGCTGGCGCTGAACGTGCCATTAGAACCTGCTTTCAATAAAGTCGCTTGCCTCTAGGCGTTGCGTTGCGCCCTCTGTCGCATCGTTAAATCGTGCTTCGGTTACTTTAGCTTCGTACAAAGAAGTTTGGATTTGCACCATGCTTGTAGAGCCTGTAATTGCGTAACATATTTCAGCAGCTAATCTAGCAGCTAATGTTTCAATTAAACCAGCATCATATTGTTGTGTGTCTGTTACTCTACCAACATATTTAATTTGAGCTGAACCCTCATCTGTTAGAAGTTTTCGACCTTCTATAACAAACACTGGGCCACCAGTGTTATTTGTAATGTTGTCTTGCGGATATGACAAAGAACCATTGCTAAATTCTAGTACACGTAAACAAAAAGGATCTGTTGGTAGTGCATATTGATACGTATATCCAAAAGCTGGCGTTGTTGTTTCTTGTGCTAAACTTGCGCGATTAATTAAACAGTTCCAAGGATGCGCTCGAAAGACTGCATCTCTTACCGACTCGTAACGTTGGTTAACAACTCGCGCCGCCTTACTGTTTTCATCTAATGAGGTAATATTAGAAGCGCCTAAATTGTTTAGCGCAAAGTTTGCAATATCAACTGTACTAGCCATTTTAACCTATCCTGTAAAAGAAGGGGCGGCGAACCGCCCCAACCTAATTAGTCAACTACATACTTAATAGTTACTTCGATAGTGCCTGTACCAGCAGCACCGCCCATAGTGACTGTGACAGTCACGCCATCTTCGTTAGTGTCTGTCTCTGTGCCTGAGCCTAGAGCTAGAGTAGCGAGGATGTCTACTTTTTGAGCAGATGTTGAAGCAGCAGCAGCTTTGTATGCAGCAGCAGCAGCGGATACAGCAGTACCAGCAGCGTTTGTGTGTGCAGCATAACCAACTGACAATGTTGTTGAAGAACCTAGAGCGTCATGCGCCAAAGAACCTTCAAGCAAACGTGCGCCATCTGGAAGAATAAACATCTCAATAACGTCACCAGACGCCAATGAAGATGCTTCGTATGTGCCATGAGCAACACGGACACGACCGCCCAGCTCATTCGCCTTGTTCATCACGGCTGGAGTAGCTCGTGAGTTAGTGCGTTGTGTTGAATAAACAGTAGCCATTAGTCAATCTCCTTATTCGTTACACGCAATTTCTACTACTTTTTCCTCTTCCATCCGAGTAGCTCCGATGGTTTGGCAGTAATAGACTTGCGTTGAGTATGACTTGTCAGCTCGTTCATCAATACGTGCGGCTGGCTCTTTACCAACAGCAAGCTTCATTCCGTCTTGTGCAAACGCAATAACCTGGCGGTCAGAGTTTGAGTCTGTATTTAAACGGTTAGACACGATGAAATTAAAGCCTACAAACGAATTAATCTCACCTTGAGCCAGAGCCTTTACGGTGTTAAAATCGCTTGAAGTCACGGTTGTATTGTTCAACAAGTCAGAGATCTGCTTTGGTGAAACAATAATGTGCCGTGGAATAGATGGATCAACACTTGCTGCATCTAGCAATTCTTTAGCAGATACTAATTTAGCAATAGTTAAACCAGCGGAACCATGAGCAATTTTTTGCCCTGCTGGTAGCGCGGTTGATGTTGAACCGTCTTTACCTGTTTGCGATGTGCCAAGAGCAGCAGTGATAATAATATCATCCATTGCTCGGCCCATAGCAGCAGCGGCTGCACGGCTATATGTTGACGTTGGATCTACAAGCAAACGTACTTTGTCGCTATCATCAATTAGATCAGCATACTCATAGTCTGACATTGTAACCATACGTCTTGTATGCGGTGTTTCCACTAGTGGTGTATCCGCATGGCGTGATGTTCGCAGAACAGCCGCAGCTTGCCCTACTTGATCAAAGAAAGCTTTTTCACCGTTAACGCTTTCTGTATCTACTGCATTACGCAGCAAAGAACCCATCTGCTGCGATAGCATTTGGACATTAGCGCTAAACTGGTTGACAAAAGCTGTAGTAATTTGGGTAGACATGTTGTCTCTCCTACTTTTGTTTCAGTTAATGATTTATGCGCTTGGTTGTCTCTTGCGAGGCCGTGCTGCTACTTAGGGTAGCTACTCCGCTTGACTACAAGCTTACTTGTGGGCCTTTCGGTTATCCACTAGGTATACTCCCGAAGCCTTAACACTTCATTTACATAAGTGCCATGCTCTGGATGCATCTTATCCCAATATGGCGTATTCGGCAATGTCATTTCTGTAATTTGCCTTGACGCTTCTTCTGGTGTCATAATTAACTCTGTTGTTTCCCCTGCTAGATTATCCTCTCCAATTTGCGAAGCAAGGTTTGAAAACATCTTTACAATCGCTGGATGATCCCCGAGCATACGACCGTCAGATAATTGAATTTCATCAAATATTCCTGTATCTCCTAAAAGATCACGAGCAGCCATTTGCGCCATTTCTAACCTTTGTTCAAAAGCCTGACCAAACTCTTCTTTTAATTCTTGCTCAGATGCATAACGTGCCTCTTCAGCGCCTTGCTCATATCCCTGGTTTACACCGTCTACTGTGCTGCGAATAAATGCCATCATCTCATTAGCTTGATTTGGATTTAATCCAGCGTTTAGAGCATGTTCTCTAAAAGAGTTCATGTATTCATCTGCTAGTGGTGCGTCATCTCCAAACTCATATCCACCTGCTTCTGTCGGTGCGCCAAGTTTTGTATAAACTTCTCGCCACTCATCTGATGTAGCAGACTTACTAGGTATTGCTATCTTGTCAGCACCGATCATACGTTGTGCATTGACATAGCTTTTTGCTAGTGCGCCTGGATCTGTAAAAGTTCGCAAGCTCGGTTCATTGCGTAACTCTTCTGGTAAGCTTTCTAAAAAGCCAACTGGTGCAGCTTCTGCCACAACAGGTTCTGGTGCAGCTTCTGGAGATCCTGTATCTTGGATTGCCTCTTCGCTCATCTTGGTTCCTTCCCTTCGGTCAGCATTCGGACAATCAGCAATACGGTTGCTCGCTGACCTTCATTAAATGATGTTTCATGTGGATTGCCCGAAAACGTGGTTGCCTCAAATCCAAACCTAGATTTAAGATCACTCAATACTCTTTGCCCATCATCTGTATTAAATGTGCGCCTGTATGCTAATTTTAGCTCTTCTAGTTGTTTCATTACTCTGTATCACCTACAGCTTTAATTAATGGAGCTACCTGTTGTGCTTGTTGCGCTCCCATCATTTGATTTTGCATAGCTTCCTGACGTTCTGCTTCTTCTGCCTGTTCATCACGTATACGAGCAACTTCTTGATCACTACGTATAACTCTCGCTGGTATGCCTGTAACCTCAACAAGATACTGCACAAGTTTATCGCTATCGAGATAATCCATAACAGGAGCAATCTCTGCTACCTGCATCATTACTTCGAAACCTCGAAGCATAGACTGTAGATCTGTTAGCTTTTGCGCTTTTGCCAATGGAGAAACATATTCAATATCAATGTCTTGGCCCTGTAGTTGCTCAGGAGCAGCAGGGAGGAGGCCATTCCTGAGCAGCAACGCAAAAGACCGCGAGATTAAAGGCCGCAATAACTCTGATTGCAACCTGCCAAGGACAGGCCCGAGAAGCCTCATTTTCTCTTCATTGCGCTGCAACACCTCAGTCGCAGTCATGGCTGGGCCTTGTGACATTAGCAACTGATCAACAAAGAAAGCTTCACGTATTGCATTACGCCTTTGCTCTTCCATGTTTAAACCTAGTGGATTGTTTGCGCCGATTTGCAACGGCTCTAGTCTATCTCGTGTGCCTGTACGAAAAAAGTTTAGTGCGCCTGGTGTTGTTCTGACTGGCAATACAAAACCGTCATCTGGAACCATCAGCGGTGGGTCAATCTGTTTTTGCGCTGCACGTATTGTTGTCTCAGACATTTTGTTAACCATCTTTACATCTGGCAACGCATTCATAGCTGGTGAGCGCCCATAAGTGCTTACGCTGTCTTTATTGAATCGTGGAACCATAAAGGGAAAGTCATCAAAGCCACCTTCAGAAATTAATGCTTTAGAATCAAGGTGATAGTACACAGATGCAATGGGTTTGCTTCTCGCTACCTTGCCTTTTGTTTCTCCTCTTGGATATACAACGTGAATAAGATCATGTTCCTTGTGTGGATCATTCTTTAAATCTTTTACCATTTGTGTTGGCAAACTGTCCTCACCAAATCTCTGCGATGCAGCACGAGCAGTAATTTTAAACTTACGATATACGGTATCAACTTTACCGTTTGCATCTTCTGCTACTGTTACTTCTGCAATATGCCTCGATGAAAACCGCAACCCTTCCCTGTCACCTTCTACGTAGAAAGCAGCAGTTCCGAACACAACTAAGTCGTAGTATAGCTCGTGGATTTCTTGCTGAAAGTTAGACCTATTGAACGCTTGATACATTTGATCCATACACAGCTCTAGCCACTCATTAGCCATGTCATCATTTTGCAATGATGGATCACGGTATCTCATCGAGAACCAGGGGGTACTAGGAGAAGTGAG